CAGTAGAGAAAGTTATATTGTTATAACTATCATAAGTCTCTATCCCATGACCGCTCACATTGCCACCTTTTTTCTTGCGTTTTGATAAAAGCCATATCGAAATAGATATGGCAACAACCATTGAAAGTAAATAAATCATAATCTACCTATCTTAACTCTAATATTTCCGTTGTAATCATAGACGATAATATTGTCATTATTGATGACCATACCAACATTGCCACCCGATGCTCTCATCTCTGCTTGACCATTCCCATTCACCTTAAATCTATTATTGATATTAAGTGTGCCGCCATTAATTGAAGCTCCTGAGATTGTACCTCCTGAGATATTATTACCATTGATACTCGTACCTGTGATTGTTCCTGCTGTAATTCGTCCAATGTCTGAACTAATAGCAGATAGACTGTTCACATTTAGCTTATCGGAAGTCAGTGACCGTGTGGCAATATGGTCTGCTCCGATACTGCCAACTGCAATATGTTTCGCCGCTACTGCACCGGTTGCAATCTTGTTTGAGGTAATACTATCAGCCGCCATTTGTTGAGCGGTGATTGAGTTAGTGACAATCGAACCGCCGTGAATAGCTGTTACACCTGCATTTTGCCACGGGCTAGGGTGAGTTGCGTATTGAGTGCATTCTTCTAGCATTGCTCTCATTAGTAGTAAGCGTTGTAATCCTTTACCACGACTTGCAATTATGAGCTGCACTCGTCCGCTTTCAGGTGCGGTGAATTTTGAGTAATATCTAGGCATATTGATAAAGCCTTGATAGCCATCAGATCGATGCCCGTTGCTTGGGATTACTCCGCCGCTGGTGTTTAATTTGTTTAAGTAGCCACCATTGCTATTTAATGCGTATATTTCACTCTCAACTGCTCCACCGTGGACGACAGAATAAAATGAGAATATATAGCTCTTATTCGGAATGAGCTTGACATCTTGAGCGATACTTACAGTCCACGCATCGTTACCTGTCCCTGTATTCAACCAGTTCACGCAGCGGTCTGTATTTTTGTCCACTCCATTGAAAAAATCGCCACCAAAACCGCTTTGTTCGTGGTCTAGTCTAAAATAACCAACCGAGAAATCATGGTTAGGCGTTTGTATATCTTTCCAACCAAACGGCTTGCCGTTGTTGTCTGGGAAAAATACAGGGTTGTATAGCAGATTCCCGCCAAGCCCAATCGCTAACTTATCAGCAGTGATTTGGCCTGCTGCCATGTGTTCAGCTCGAACAGCTCCAGCCTGTAACGCACCAGCTCCGATTGTGTTCGCACCAATCTGACCGGCTTGTAGAGTGCCAACTAATTGCGTTGTTTTAATACGGATGCCGCTTGCATCAACACCATTCTCAAGGTATTTACTACCGTTCCAAGTGTATAGTTTACCCTCTGCGGTATTATAAACTTGCTTGTGACCTTGATATTCATCAACATTTAAACCGCTGACCGTTTTAATTAAATCAAGGTTTCGGGCTGGTAAAGCTGTGTCAATTACTTCATCAACGATGTTTTGAGAGAGTTTTTTGTTTAAAACCTCTAACTCTGCATCAATATCAACCGAACTTTCGCCACGAATACCAGTCATTTGGTTAAATGGACCAACGTTCACGCCTCGAGTATGTCTTAGCCAATAGTATCTAACTTTATTAGCTCCGACTTCGTGCGTGTAAACTCTAGAATTTACTTTGGCTAGCAGTCTAGCGGTTTTTATATCATCGGTTTCGCTGACGTAAATCTCTGTCGATGTAGCATCATTAATCCAATCCCACTCGATTGTGATATTACCTAGTCCACCAGTAACTTTTACGCCTGTCGGCGCTGGAGGCTTATCAATAACAAAGGTTTGCGTTCTTTCGCTTAATAGCTCATCGCTCTCGCTCTTAACTTGAATGACAATGGTGTATTCGCCATTCTCAAAATCATCAAAGCTAACATTAGGCGATGATTGCCCTAAACGAACATCATACAAAGCGCCATCTTTGTAGATTTTGATGTCGTATTTGACTAATCCGCTTCCGCCCGTAATATCGGTTGAGAAGCTAACGCTGCCGTCTTGATTAACATTGACATTGATATTACTGATTTGCGGAACGCTTAGAATTGAAGTTGCTCTAGGCTCAAACTTGGCACCATTATCAACAATCGCCTCTTTTTGAGGTTCGTGCTGCAAAGCTGTAATGGTATATTTGCCTTTCGACTCTTCTTTAACGGTTAAAGCCTTGAATAACTGGCTTGTTACCTGTTGAGTAGAAAGCGACCATACACCATAAACCTCTAATCCTGTTGGAACTTGGTCTAAGGTAACTTCGGCACCTTTCGCAGAGATAATCTTAATATCTTGATGCTTCGCATTTTGATTGATGTAACTAAAGTAACTATTGCCATTGATAGAGATTTCTCTATCAAGAATAACTTTCTTACCATCAACTGATAAAACTCGACCGCCAATGTTTGTACCAGCGTAATATGTGTCTGACACTCTAATAATGTCACCGGGGATATGCATTAATCCCTCTGTGCCAACAGTAAAGGTAACGGTCTTGGTTTCTAGTTTCTCGGTTTGGAGTAACCATAAGCCAGTACGGTGCGCTTGACCTCTAGATGTACAGCCAAAGGCAGTTATTTTCTTAACGTTTAAGCCATTCTTACGGATTGAATCGTCATCAGACACATACTCAATCATTCTTTCGTATGAGCTGTTTTTATCAACATACTCAACTTGAATTGCGTTATGACGAGCTTTCTTAGCTGAGAAAGTATAATTAAATTCCCCATTCTCTACGTTTGCGTTGGTGTAAGTCCAAACTGGATCGTAAGGTCGATCCATCACTACCGTTAATTGCTGACCGTTCCAAACTGGCATTGCTCGGAAGATTGAACAGATATCATTAATCACATCATACGCAGAGCGTTGTTCTGTTAGCCACGCATTACAGGTAAATCTAGGCTCTTTCCCACCGAAACCATCTGGAACGAGTTGGTCACAATATTGAGCGACTTGGTATAAAGTCCATTTATCAGCTCCGAATTCGCCTAGTCTATTGCCTAATCCGTAACGTTTGTTTGTGACAATATCAAACAACACCCAAGCAGGGTTGTCCGTCCAATCTATTTTAAATGTACCATCCCAAACGCCAGAATACTGTCTTGTTCTAGGATTGTAGTTGCTAGGGATTTTGACCTTAATCCCCATAATGTCGTATGTTCGTGTCGGTAGGTTGCTGAAATACTCAGAATCAAATTTTACGCCAACCAAAGCAGTGTTTGGGTACGTAAAGACTGTATCAATAACTTCTGTGTAACTTGACCATAATGTGTTATTTTGAAGTTTCTGCGAGTTGCTATCTTCAGTTAATCGCTCTACCTTAATAGTAAATGGAACAGGCGGCAAATCCCCAAATGTGTGCTGTTGTAAGTATTGAGAACTGTATTTCCCAACAATGGTTACAGGGTAAGACTTACTTCCAATGGTAATAACTAGATTAACCTGTGAACCATTAATATCACCGTTATCCTCTATTTTTGAAAGAGCCTGAACGCCAATAGTAAATCTTAATCTAGATACTTTACTGTCTGTAATCGTTCTTGTTATAGGTAGATTTCTTCGAACCTGCGCTGATACAGATACTTCTTTTTCTGACGCACTAAATCCACTAAGTACATCTTGGACTTGCCCACCGATTCGACCTTGTAATGAAACATTTTTAAAGTTAAATGAGCCGTTTTTGTTTTGAACAGGTGTATTATCCAAGTAAACAGACTTCATACCGTCCGCTAAACCAGCCACCTCACCCTCAGAGATAACTTCAACAATTTTAATTAGCTGCTTGCTTCGGCTTGTCTCCTTTGCCTCGACTGGTGTATGTACACTACCTGCACCGCTTCCAATGTTAGCTTCAGGACTGAGTACAGTGCCAGTGCTAGGGCTAGGACTGCCACCGCCTCTTCTGCTTCCTTTACCCATTTCCACCCCTCCGCGCTGCTATCCAAGGATAGATCTTTCCATTTTTATCTCGGTGTCTGTTTAAATCACCGATTCCAGTGTTGCCAGTGTTAACAGTGTCGCTAGCGGTTAGTTTATTGGTATCTTCCGCGGTAGATACAGTTGGCTCTCTCTCTACATCCATAGTTTCAACACCTTGAGAGATAACAAGCGTGCCAGTTCTAATCAATCCATAAGCGAGAGGCATAGATTTACCTTGTGCCACCATATTTGATAGGTTTGAAAAGCTTGTTGATTGCTTCTTCTCTTTCTCTTCTTGTCTGCTTTTTATGCTTTCAGGCTTAATTGCTCCAGTCTGAGTTACCCCCCTCATTGTTGGCATTTTTGTGAGCATTTGAGCTACACCACCAAGCAACATTGACGCACCCAATCCCCCAATCATCATTGCGGAAGTTGAGCCGAGGACACCAAGACCTAACGGACCTAACGCTAACGCACCAGCAACGATTGCTGCACCAGCAATTACTCTACGCAAACCGCTACGCTTTGAGCCTTTTAGTGTCGGGGTAAAGTGGACGGTTGAATCGTCTTTTAGTTTTTGACTTAAGCCTTGCTCTAAATAGCGGCTATCTAAATACTCTCGTCCCACTCTTACGGTAAACAATCCCTGCTGAATAAACTGTCGTAGCTTTGGGATTTGACTTGTTAGAGCGTGTACTACTTCAGCAGGTGTCTTGCAATCTAGATTAAATTCAGATCCAAACTGTTTAAGGCTGCCGTAAAATCTAACGTTGACCATTCTGTATATCTCCAAATGCTGTGAGTGTGTTTAAGCCAATAACCATCGTATAAATCACGCTTAGATAATCGTTTTGGTGCGTGGTGAAGAACCATTTGATTACCTACATAAATCGCAGCGTGATTAGGCACATCTGAACCAATGCTGATTAAAATCACATCGCCAATTTGTGGCTCACTAACTTGCTCAAATCCGTGCTTTTCCATATTGTCTAAGTAGAGATCGAAACCATCTTCCCACCAGTATTCTTGCCGCTCAAAGTTAGGGAATTCATGACCAGATAAACGGTAAAAATCCCTGAATAGCGTGTAACAATCCATTTCACCGTGTTCAAACTCACGACCGATTAGGAATGGGATTTTTGGGAAAATGTGGATTTTCTCATCGCAAACTAGCCAAAAATCTAACTGGCTATATAACTGCGTTTGTAAGTCTGATAGGGATAACTTCGGTTCGCCTTGTGGGTGAGAGTGAACCAAAGCCACAATCTCGCCTTTCTCTGATGCGTTGATGTAATCTTCTGGCGAGATTTCAAAGTGGTTTTCTTTATCTTCTGCCGTGTTTTCACAAGGCATAAAGACTTTTTCATCGCCTACTAAAACAACAAAACCACAGCTTTCCTGTGGTTCTTTTGATCTTGAGTGTTTGATTATCTCGTTGTGTAACTTACCGTCCATTATCTACCCCAACTTATCAACGCTGACAAATCCGCCATAGTTTTGCGTATTGTTACGCAGCTTGCAGCCAGTCAATAAACCACTGCATTTATCCTTTTGTGGGTCAGTGGTTGGTTGGTCTTTTTCATCTGCCACTGCCTTTCCTGTATAACCGCACTCAACTCCGCGGTATAACCAACTGCAAGTCGTTGTAATCATTCTTGCGCCAATTAATGCGCTGTCAGTTTCTGACGGCAAGGCTAGAGTAAATTGAGCGATACTTCGATTGAGTGAAGATAATTGCTCAATCAAAAAATAACTCAACGCTTCCTGTGATGGGTCGGCCTTCTTATTACCACACTCGAAATTAACCGCATCAAGGTAGTGCAT